TAATGTATCTGCTGTTGTTGTTCCGTCAGGTGCAGTTGTTGAATTGGCTGTAATTGAACTATTTGATTTAGTCCATACCGCATCATCAAAAGCCTGTGAATAACCAATTAAATTACTACCAGTTCCCCTTAACACTCCTGTCTGTCCTGTAATCGTAGTAGCGTTTACAGTAGATGGGGTAGTAGCACCTAAGGGGGTATTTTGAATAGCACCAGCTACTAGGTTTGTACCATCGTAAGTAAAGTTAGAAGCATCAACAAGATTACCGCCAGTAGAAGCATAAACAACTCGCCCCGATGTTAAGCCTGTATCTGTAAGGTCTGAAAAGCGACCAGTAGAAGCAGTTGTAGCACCGATAGTAGTGCCATTGATTGTGCCGCCTGTGATGGCTACTGCGTTGGCATTTTGGGTGGACATTGTGCCAAAGCCAGTAATATCACTAGCATCTAACGTATCCCAAGTTAAATTTGTTCCATCGCTTTTAATGTATTTATTAGTATTAGATCCACGAGTCTTATAAAACTCGGCTAAGGCAACCAACTCTGCTTGGCGATCTGTTAGTTTGTCATCTCTACCACCACCGCCACCGCCTGTTGGCATAACAATCCATTCGCCCCAAGTACCAGGTTCCTTCTCAAAGCGGATCATTAAACCTTTTTTCTCATGCTTGGGCATTGGGCCAATATCGCCCTTAGAGCCATCTAATCCTTTTAGACCTTGAAAGCCACGTTCTCCACGCTCTCCAGTATCGCCCTTAGCGCCAGACTCTCCTTTGTCACCCTTGTCACCCTTTTGACCGGGATCACCTTTATCGCCTTTGTCACCTTTTGGACCAGTAATGGATTTTCCTGGGATACCTTGTGGTCCCATTGGGCCAGTATCGCCTTTGTCACCCTTGTTGGGTTGGACAATAATTTGACCAGCATCACCCTTTTCACCTTTAGGGCCTTGCTGGCTTTTTGTCTTTTGGGCAACCTCTAATGCTCTAGCTGCTAACGCTCGTGCTACGTCATCACGCATTTGGTAGAACCTCTGATAGTTTGTTTACACCAAGCATATCTAAAATCTTTTTATCGGTCTCACCGCCAGCTCCAATCTCTGGATTTTGCTGTGCGGCCTGAGCTGCCATCTGTGCTGCCTGTTGCAAATTATATTGCCTCTCAGCGGAGTCAAAACGCAATTTGCTTGGGATGCCCAACTTGTCTGCAATGTAGTCTGTAATCTCTCCGAGCTTTGGAGTTGCCTGACCCTCTGGTCCAAAGCCTTGAGCCATCTGTACGAACTGCATAACATTGGTTACGTCTTCCATGTTCTGAGCCATGGCCAATGGAGCAACTGGTGCTACCTTAACCTCTAGTCCATTAACACGCAATGGCATATCGATAATGCCTCGGTCATCCATCACTTGCAATATTTTTGCAACAAGAGGAATCATGGTCTCATTAATTAATCGGCCAAATGCAGATCCTAGGTTCTGACTCAACTCCTTCATGCGTTCTACAACCTCTGTTGCGGAGCGAGCAGACATATTATCGGGAGGCAAACTCTCGTCTAGCAGTATGCGCTTGATGTTCCCTCGTAGGTCTCCCATGATAATCTGAGCCACATTAAAGTCACCAGCTCGTGGCAATGGCTTTAGTGACTCGCCCTGTGGGCCTCCGTTTCTAGCTACAGGGATGATTGCTCCTGGGATAATCTTAACAGTTGCTGGGTTAAGAACTCCATCGTCAGCAGCTGTATACACACCAGATATAGCCAAAGATGCATTCTTCAATACTAGCTCTAGTGTTTTGTTCAATGTCTTGATATCAGGCAACGCAGTAATCAATGGGCCTCTGCCGTATATTTCACCAGCCACTTTCATATAGCGACTGACTACCCAAGGGCTAGTCTTTAATCTGCGATAGACCAGCTCTTGCTTAGATTCTTTGTGGATAACGTGATAGCAGAAATCTCCACGCTTTGGATCAAATACTGTAGCCTCAATCAACTCAAAGTCTTCTGTTGGCTTGTTGTCTATCTTGGTTTGTAGATCAGATGGAATCTCGGCATCTCTCCATTGCTGGATAATTGCCTCACCCTTAATACGCATACGTCTGTATACATTGTCTACCTGACCATTAGCGCCCTCTTCAAAGGCAACTAAGAACTGTGGCACAGGAATGAAGTTGATTGGGGATGTGTCATCACCAGGCTGAACCATCATTACTGCTGTACCAACTGCCAGGTCAAGTAAGAACTCGCCCATCGCAATGTCAAAGTTAGACTGCTTGAGAGTTGCAAACATCTTGTCTGCGTAGATATCAAGAGCTGCTGAGGCTTCTGCCTTGCGGTCTTCTGGAATATCTGGGCCAGTTTCTAATCTGCACCACTTACGCTGTGGCGGGAATATTCCTGATTGTAGGCGGTTGGCAAAGCGCTGAGTTGAATTAATAGCGGTTGCATCAAACACACGATTCATCTTCTTAGCACCGCCAACCTTACCATCATAATACCCGTCATAGAGATTACGCTGTGGCAGAGCGAACTCATATGCCTCATCGTATAGGTCTCTAAAATCCTCTTTCTTACGCAACGCAATATCGTGGCGCTTGAGTATGTCTTCGGGTTTTAATCTCATCATTTCAGCCATTATTCAATCTCCGAATCCATTAACATTGTTCTACCTCTTAATCTTCCAGCTTTTTCAAGCCTCTCATAGTCTGCTTTTGTTATGCCAACCTCGTCAGGATTTTTTCCTGTTTCACGCATGAAATATTCTTTCCATGCTGTTGGGTGGCTTTCAGATTTCAACATCTTTCCACCCTCATCAGACGATGGCCAATGGAATTTATTTTTATCGTATGGGTCTCTTTCTGGTCTAATGCCAGCCTTCCAAGCAGCTCGATAGTCGTAATCTGTCGTATCTAGGTCTGGAGCCTCGTCATATTCTTTGACGTACTCTTTAAACCATTCAGTACCTTTTATCCAAGATAGAAATGATTTTTCTTCAGCTGGAGATAATTCTGTCATTTCAGCCATATCAATCCTTTTTGTGTCTATTTGCAAAGTTACGAGCTGCCTCTTTGCTACCGAATCCCCACGCTTGCAACGCTTTCTTTAAGCGAGTTGGTCTGCCTTTTTCATCTACTAAAGGCCCAGCCATCCCACCAAAGCGAGCAGCAAAAGATACCCTTCTTGGGTTGGTTCCACCCTTAACTGGGGCTTGTAGGTTTCCACCTTCTTTGCGCTCAAAGTATTTGCGCCCAGCCTCGTTAAGTCCACCACTTGGGTTCTGATGTTTTTTTAATGTCATTCGTACCAATCTATACGCATCTCAGCCATCTGAGAGCTGCTATTTACGTTTGTTAAACGAAACAGATATGTTGTTAATGGTTTTAAAATAAATTCAAAACTAAGGCCTTTGCCACCAGCCCCGCTTCTGTTTCCTTGGCCTTCTGCGCTAGTAATAAGCTCGCTATAAAATTCTGTTCCAACGCTTGTTACAGTTGGATTCAATACGGCTGCGCCAACACTCGTAGTTGTCAATGAGCGATTACGTCTGTGAGCCGTCATCGCTGTACCACCGCTAGTCGTTGGAGCCTCATAAATATAAATCTCAGCCTCCCCGCCACATTGATAATCAAGAGAGGCATGGGCATCAACACCGGCTGGGAAAGCTATAGCAATATTAATACTTGAGCCAACCGCCAATCTACCATTATCTGGATGTGTTTTATACACATAATACGCACGACCCTCATGCAAACGCAGATGATTTATATCAACTGTTGGGAATGGTCTATCCGATCCAGCTAGAGATTGATTGCCATCTTTATCTGTATAGCTTGGAGAAACGTGGCGAGATTTGGTAGTAAGCGACTCACGCTCAACAAGTATGGCCATTAGTCTTCTTCATCCTCTAGCTCGGATGCTTTGTACAAATCTTCATCATTTGGCTTGGAACGGCCAGCCTTTTGAGCAAGCATCTTAGCCACTTTCTTTTGGAATGGTGTCAACTCCATAGGCTTCTTCTCTTCCTCGCCCATGCCTTTGTGGTCTTCGCCAAACTCAAACGATAGTTCTACTTTCATTTTTTAGATGCTCTCATGTTATCTACAAGATTTGGATATGGTCTACCAGCTTTCTTGGCCATCGCTTTAGCAGCAGCCTTCTGCATGGGAGATAACTTTTCTGGCTTGCCTAAACTTTTAGGTCTTTCTTTTTCCCAAACTTCTTTCATTTTTTCTTCGCCATTCCAGCCTCGCTCATTGCAATTGCAACGGCTTGCTTTTGAGATTTAACAACTGGGCCACCCTTACCAGAATGTAGACCGCCAGCCTTGTACTCTCGCATGACTTTGGCTACTTTCTTTTGCATCTTCGCTTTATTATCCAAGGCTATTCCCTCCACCTAAAGTCTCTTGCATACCCATCTCTGCATTTAATCGTGCATCCGATAGGAGTTGACGGCCTCTGCGCTTTGAGCCACGCATTCTTGCGCCAGCCTCTTCTTGTGCTTGTGTTGCTTGTGTTGCTTTTTCAGCTTCAGCTTTTTTTCCAGACTCGGCTACTTTTGCTGCGGCTTCCGAAACAGGGTTGTTGTATCCACCACTACCACCGCTAAATACTCCACCCATGATTAGTACCCTTTCATTTCGTTAGAGCCAAGCGTTTGAATGCCTGTCTCTGGGGTTAAACGTGTATCGGATAGCAACATACGGCTACCGCCACGAACTCTTGCTCTAGCACGAGCTGCGTTTTGTTCTGCGAGCTGTCGCTTTTCCTCTTCAGCTTGCGCCCTAATCTTTTCGTTCTCTGCTTTAGTCTCAGCAGCTGCTCGTTCTGCACCGCTGGTATCTGGAGATCCACCAAATAGTCCACCCATTTAATACCTCGTCATTAGTAAGTAATCTACCTTGTCAGGGCCATACATCTTTAAAACTGTTTCGGTCTCAAACTTTAACGCTTTTGCATAACGTATAGCCCGAATATCGTCAGTTCTAACAGTTATTTGCAATCTGTGCAAGTGCAGATATCGCATTGAGATATCTACAAAGGATCTGCCACATCTGAGCATGGATGCTGGGTACTCTCTAGCCTGATTATCAAAAATGCTCCACATCTCGCCAACTCCACCCCAGAACAAGACAACTCCGAATATCGCTATCGGTCTGTTTCTGTAGAAAGCGGTTACCGCTGTGCCAAGAGTTGATTGGCTATATATCATGGAGCGTAGGTCATAGCCCCTAGCCACAGCCAACAGCTCTGGCTGGGTGGTATCGAGCTGGTCAAAGTGGTCAATAACGAATGGCAGATAGAACACCCCTCTCTTGGGGTGCATCTCCTCGTTTAATACCTCGTAGGGTATAGTCACTTTCATCTTGAGAATATATCAAAGTCGCTGTTGGCCACAGTCTGGGCTACATATGTTCTTGATGACACATCCCCTGGGCGAGTCATGCGCTTGTATTCACCGCCACCGAGCAAGAGATATCCAAAGGCATCACCAACGTGGGAGTGTTCGTTTTTGTTTGGGCTATCCCTAAACCGCTCCTGACCAGAGCCGACTGATACCCGCTTGAAGTGGTATCCACCCGCTAGAGACTTGCGTAGTAGCTTACATTTACTGTCAACCATCAGCCCCGGCTTGCCGTTAATAAGACGTTGCATGGGCGCAGCAGCGGATTCTCTGCGAACCTTGAAGTCGTTTGATGGGGTTGGCTGTGCCTTGAGGCCAAGAGTCCTTAGAAAGTCAAAGGCCGTTACCTCATAGATCGCATCTCTAGCCATACCAGCTGGATCGCCCCACACCAATACTTGTATTCCTGGGTACTTTGCGTTGATTTCAGCCACGAGCTGGTGGCCAAAGCGCTCCAATCCCATGTCAAAGGTAACAATCTCGTCAATCACTTGCCACCTACCGCTAGGCAACCTCTGCCCAATCACCGCAGCGGGTGTTAAACCAAAGTCAAGACCAATCTGGATCGGCACAGAGTTGTCCAAAATTGTCTCTCCAGACATGATGTTATCGTCATATTCAGGCCAAACCGACTTACCCTCTTGGACATAGGTATATTTGCCTTCTGCGTAGCATCGGATCCAATCTAGATTCTTACCCAATAGCATCTGCTGATAGTAGCCAGCCGGTAGATTGGCTACGTTTTCAGCCTTCTTGTTTAGCTGCCACCACTTACCCGCTGAGAAGATGCAGTCATTGGCCTCTGGGTTTTCGGGCAGATCGTCTTTGCCAACTTCAATAACCCCGCCAGGTTGCTTGTAAAACTTCCAAGCATATGGTCCTGTCATCTTTTCTTTCTCGGCCATCCTAAACCACCAATGGTCATCATCCATTGGGTTGGTATCCATCCAGATGCCATGCCAACTAGCACCACCATCTCGCTTGGTAGGGTATCTACCTACTCGGTGTGTAAGGCCATCGATTACAGCCTTGGGCAACTCTCGTGCCTCGTTAACCCATGCCCCTGTTAGCTCTAGGGATAATAGCTTTCTAACGTCTTTCGGTTGGTCAAGCGCTAAGAAGATTACCTCGCAATCGAGACCCGCAGCTCCATCCCTTGCCGGTAGTCGGATGTGGTGGGTAATCGGTGGGGTATAAAGCATTGGCCCAAAGGTATTCTCTGGGAAAAGGTCTTGCCACGTCTTAATTGTGGTTGTCTTGAGTTCGGGGTAGCTATTGCGTACAATGACAAAACGGGTATATCGGACACCATCGATAGGGGAGGGCTTTTGCTGAATGGCTCTGATGAACACCTCAGCAGCGCACGCATAGGACTTGCCAGACCCTACTGGACCCATCATCCCACGCACGAACGCATTGCTCGTTAGGAACTTGTAAACCTCTGGGGATTTGGAAAAATCTAAGCTAATACCATTGGTCGGTATCTGCTTACTTGACATCTCTTTTGTTTTAGCCATTGATTTTTAACACTTTTCAGTTAATATAAGCTAACTTTATCATTATAAGGTATGTCATGGTACGAAAAGCGTGTAGTGACGAAGAATTTATTGCGGCTTGGAAAGAACACCAATCCCCTGAAAAGGTGAGCCTAGCTATTGGTCTTAGCAATCGCAATGTTATGAAGAGGCGCAGAATAATAGAAAATAAATATGGCATTATTCTAGAGGCTCTGTCACCCTCTGGCCAGCCTAAGATTTATATTCCTGATGAGCAGATGCAAGCTAACGTCACCATCGACAATGGTGTCATCTTAGTTGGCTCTGATTGCCACTACAACCCAGAGTACGTTACGACAGCTCACCGAGGCTTTGTTGAATTTGTAAAGTATCTGAAACCAAAGATTGTGATTCTCAATGGAGATATTGCGGATTTCGCTAGTATCTCAGCGCATCACCGCATTGGCTGGCAGAAAGGCCCCACAGTCAAAGAAGAGCTAGATGAGATCCAAGACAGGCTCGGAGATATTGAAAAGGTAAGACCGGCTGGCTGTAAGCTAATGATTACGATTGGTAACCATGACCTACGATTCTCAGGCAAGCTGTCTAACGTCTTACCCCAGTACGAGGGCATCAAGGGTTTTGATATTGCTGACCACACAATCCATTGGAAATGGTACTGGTCTATCATGGTCAACCAGACTTGCATGATTAAACACCGCTGGCACAACGGAGTCCATGCGGTCTACAACAACACCATGAAATCGGGTACGAGTTTCGTCTCGGGTCATCTACATTCTCTCAAGATAACCCCTTGGACAGACTACACCGGCACACGATATGGGGTAGATACTGGAACGATGGCCTGTATCAAGGATAACCAGTTTGCGTATACAGAAAACAACCCGGTCAACTGGAGGGCGGGTTTCGCAGTATTGACCTTTATCAACGGCAAACTCATGCCCCCAGAGCTGGCAGAGGTTATCAATGAGGATGAGGGTCTAATTTATTTTCGTGGTCAATTAATGAAAGTATGAAACTGACATCCACTATTCTCAAAAACATATACAAGATGCTCGTCATCTGTGAGCCTTTTGATAAGTGGGATATGCCGTTAGCAGAGCAGATAAAGTTCATCGTAGATCACGATCCTGACACCATGGGAACATTTCTCTATGATGATGGGGCTGACAAGTATGAACACGTCATCACTATCTCAGCAGCAAGGTGTGGGTTCTTGGATACAGTCATTCGGACAATGGCGCACGAAATGATCCACGCTAGTCGGTGGAATACGTCAACCGCTGCATGGCAAAAGCATGATAAGGTGTTCCGTTCTCGTGCCTTTGCCGTATCTCAGTCTATGGGCTTCGATCCACTAGAGCTTTGATATAACTTTAATATAACGTCAGCTTATATCGTGGCGCACAATAAACGTCTATAACGATATCGGACACCACAGTACCAACTCTACGTTTGGCGGTAACAATAACAGCTCTCATACCACCGGCCTCGCACTCCATTGCAGCGTTAACTGTCTCGTTGCGGCTCATTGGATAAGCCGTTTTATCTAAGACCAACTCTGCATTTTGCATTGGCTGTGGTGGTGGTGTTACTTGTTGCGTGGTTCCACAGGCTGTTAACAATACTGCAATACCAACAATAATTACTTTTTTCACGAGATTTTCCTTTTGCTTGTTATGTTATAAAAATGTTACGTAATGTATACATATGGTAACGATTATGTATAAAAAGTTACACATTATGCGGTGATTCATGCGGTGATTATTTAGTGGCTAATATGTAAAGCCCTACATTGCTAAACGCATAGCCACTATATACCACCGCCATAGGCACGTTACCCTTGAGTCCTTGCTCTACAGCTATGTAGCCATAAATCAGACCTGTAACGATAATCAGCCAAGAACTCATTTACCAGCTTTTCTCAGCGCAATATGCTTTTGTAGGATGTGCCAGAACTCAGATTTAATAATCATTTTGTTTTGTCCAAATCTTTTAGTTCATAAAAGGATAATTTATTTTCCAGCTGCGCTATTCGGTCTGCTTGCTGTTCAATGATGTTTTTGTATTTAACAACTAAATTAAACAATGTATCTTTTGATAGGTCGTTTGAATTCATCTTAATCTCCCGCCCAGCGGACACCAGAGCGCCCAAGCCTGGTATTAATACTGAACTCCATATCATTGGCTAATCTGCACAGCTTTTCGTTATCAGACTCTTCATCGTCTAATGGAATAAAGCCAGCAAATGGAACTGGCTCCGTATTCGCACAATGGTGGATCTCATCAATCGGCAACCGCTCTCCGCAATGCTCACAACTATTACGCATCGCTTCTTCTCTATCTTCAGTCGTAAACGTGGTCATCACAATCTCCTCAGTTAAATAGCGATATCGCTATAAACGAGATTCTTTCCTAAAAAAATAGAAAAGTAAAGGGGTTGTTGTTATTTTATTTCTACGTCTTCAATATCGGGTGGCTTGATATTGATGCCAATAACCGATGGCTTATCTGAATCCTCTGGGCTATCAAGCAATCCAGAGGCCTTGGCTAGTAGGCGCAGCACTCCAACCTTGTCGTACAGCTCTAACTCTAGATTACCGTCTTTATTAACCTTAATACTGCGGATGGCTTGTAGAGCGTGTTCTGGAATATCCTTAGATGCCTTGACTTGGATGTTGCCTTGGTCATCCCACTCCATAATGTCTGTGATTTTCGTATTGGCCATACAGAGTAGGCTATAAGCTACCGCCTCCTTGTTCTCCATAATGGTAGCGGAGCGCTCTAACCTCTTCTGTATAGACCGAATCCCGCCCCAATTCTGCATGGAGGGGATCTGCGTACTTAGATTTGACTTAACTCTAGCCATCAGAATGGAATATCGCTATCTGACCTAGGCATCTCATCGTTGCCACGAGGGGTAAAGCCAGCTTGCTTGGGCTTGCCGATCTTCCCGGTTAGGTACCTCTTGCCTGTCTTGGCCTGTTTCTCATACGCATTGAACCAATACTCAAGGCCGTCAGCCAGCTTGATACTGCCAGACCAATCCGCATCTGTTTCTCCACGCTTTCTGTCGTTGACGAATAGCTTAAAGCTACCTTCTTTCATTTCATAGTCCATACTTCTCTCCTCTTATGGTTTAAATTTACTTTCTTCAATTGCCTCTACTACGTTTGCTGACTCCGACAGCCTCTGAGACTCCACTATCATCGCATGAATAACTGCTTGTAGGGAGAAACCCTGTCTCAGTAAGCCAAGACTACAACTGTGCAGCTCTCGCTTCAACTTCTCTTTCTCTTCCATTTCATCTCCTTAAAAAAGTGGGGAAAAATTGAGTGGGACACCCCGCCCATAGTGGCAAGGGTGGGGGGAGAGGTATGCCACTCGCTGGCAGACCGCCTCTGGCCAAGCGCAGAGGGCATCGTGCTTTCTGTATACACACCCACCTCTGCCTGTGCCGTATGCATACCACCGATTGGGTACGTTACAAGCCATGGCTGTAGTCAATGATGGAGGCTGGTCGCTCTGGTCTGGCTCTCAACCACAGCTCCAGGTCATGTGCGAACTGCTCATTGGTTAAACCTATCGATTCCGCAACCTCGATAGCCTTCAGGTCTAGCTCATTTATCGTTTTCTTGTCTTTATATATTTTCCCATATAAGAGACTCACTATCTCCAACTTGCTGTTATAAGCCAATACTGCCTCACCATTGCTCTCAACCACTCGCTTGCTATCCACATATTCCCCAAGTGTTTTCACAGCCTTAGCGCTCGTTTTAGACCCCTTCTTAGCCATCTCTCTCTCCTCTTTCAAAATCATGTATGGACTTCTTCCATCCTCAGTATTCAATGCCAACGCATCAGCCAATGAGATATCTTCGTTATAAACAATCCTCATGGTTGATGTGTGGCTCATTCGTGCGCCCTTGGTTAGCCGATCAACGTAGTTCTTCTCCCTCAACTTCGTCATCTGGGCGGTAATGGTTCTGCGACTGACTCCTAGATCCTTAGCCAATCTCTCTTGACCAACCCAAGTTATGCCACTTCGGTTCGCATAGGCACACACCATGCAAAGAACTCTGAGCGCCCCAAGACTCAGGCTCTTATCCATCACAGCTCGCAATGGCACAATCGCTATCTGCCTTCGATCTTGTGGCTTTGGCTTTATCCTAATCTTAGGTTTCTTTGGGATATCAAAATTCATTGAATAGAACCTCACCCGCTTATATAAGCGAGATATCTCTTTCGAGAGTGTCTATCGTTTATCGCCATGCTTAGGCTATTCGCCATCACAATGCTAGGCCCGATCTCTTCGATGGTCATCCCTCGTGATTCAGCTGCGTTTATCTTGGTCTGGCAACACTCCATTCCAAAGGGCTGGGTTATGGCCCCGAGTTGTCTTTTTAGCAGATTAGCCATGAGTTTGTAAAGGATTATCTTTCAATTCAAATTCACCGAGTTCTACTGTCCACCACGAGCAATAACACTCCTTGCAGACTCTACGTCTTCTGATCCAGTTCTTAGTCTCATGCGCCCTAGTCTCAGCTACCTTAATCTCAAAGCTGTCACAGCCATCATTCACACAAATCATTTGTTTAACTCTTGCTCCGCTATTTGACAGAAAATACTACACTCAATGTTTGGCTCTTGTGGGTAATTGCCATCGGTTGGCTTTAACTCATCGAGATATCTATCCTTGAATATAGTTTGCTTTTTAAATCTTTCGAGCTTTGCCATGCGGTCAAAATGCTCTGGAAAGTCAACCTTTATCTTGTTCCAGTAACCCATGCCACCTTTAACGCAGCCGATGCAGTTGTTATTGTGATACCCAAGTTTATACATGGCTGGCAACTCAATACCAGCATTTTTAAGAATGGCTAAACAATCCTCTTTGCCAAGACCTTTATCAATTAATGGAGTCCAAATATTGACATCAGCATTGGCATCTATAAACCGATCCAATCGAGCTTGCTCTTCTGCTGTATAGCCAAACACTTGCCGGTCTGTTGGCTTTTCAAAGCGCTCTCTGATCTGCTTTTTCAATGCCCTGGTGCATGGTGCGCCCTTTGGTGTTCGTATGTAATTCTTTTCAAACACTCGATAGATTGACCTATCGTAAAAGTCATTACCAAGAACCTCAATCTTCTGGCCAAACCATTGCTCACATTCAGTTAGGAACCTTTTGTTGTCAGGATGCTCTTCTTTAACCTCTGTATAGGCTATGACCACCTCTCCAACAGCCTCTTTCAAAGCTATCTTGGTGGCCACAGCACTTGCAGCTCCACAGCTAAACCAACAGACTGTTCTCATTGCTCTTGCTTTCTCTTCCAGATATCTAACATGGCTGCGTACAACTTAGCATAGCCAGCCTCGCCACGCACCCTTGCCACTTCCTGGAGGTACAGTTGCCGAGTTCGCTTGGATCTAAACTTTCGAAAGACCCATTTGGCCTCACAGTACACCCTAAACTCGTCTGAATAGGATCCAACCGCTCTGCCATTCGGCAGATGAACCAGCCTGGATGTTGGGTGAACCTTACGACAAGCGAAACAGATGGGTCGTAATACATTTATTTGCTCTCCCTCTCTGTTTTCCTTCTGTAACAATCCTTGCACATCCACCGCCTGACTCTTCCCTTTGCGCTTACTTTCCAATTGCCACCTTCTATATGTACGCTGTATTGACAATTACTGCACCAGCGCTTGCCAGTAATACTGGACTCAGCCTGGACAGCCTTTGTGTATACGTCTTTATCGTGTGTACCCATTACTTGATTTCTTCAATCATTACTTTGATAGAGCCACCCGGCACAATCTGTGAGCCACGATAGATCGACAGCTCATCAATCTGTGAGTCATCATCAAACAGGCCAGCATCTTGCAAGCTGTCTAACACGCTCTTGATGCGGTTATCGATGTCGAATACTCGCTTATCTCTTGGCCACACCACCATACTCACAGAGAGTCTCTTCGTACCCATTTTGGGAAAGTCACCACCAGAAATGTACTCGGCCACAGCTTGCTTGTACTCTCGCCCAGCCTTACTCATGTAGGTGGCATGAGCGCCCCTACGATAGTAAGTATTGACCGATGGCGGGAACGGCAGCTCTAGGACAATCACGCAAGCATCTTGTTTAGACGTTGCGATAGATCCCCTTGCTTGCTCAAAGCAGAGCGCAACTCATCATTAATGATGACAGCTATAGGCTTATTGCGCTGTTGGGCAGTCTGTTCTAACAAGGTTCTAACATCTGGGCGCAGTCGCACCAGGAATGGCTTTAATTCGGTCATTGTTTGCCTTATTTAGTTGAGATATCTGATTGTAGACTAAATATAGCGTAATAAGATTAGGGTAAACACCTACCAATTTAGTTAAAAAAAACTACATTTAGTTCTTGACGTGTGTTTTGGCTGTGGTAAATTAACACCTAAGCGATATCGCTATTAACCACCGAGACACAGGAGTTAACTATGTTTGTAACCTACTACAGAGTATCAACACAACGTCAAGGCCAATCAGGTCTTGGCTTAGAGGCACAGCGTTCTGCCGTACAGGCTTACCTTGCTGGCAAAGAAATCATTGCAGAGTTTACTGAGGTTGAGTCTGGCCGTAAGACAGACCGCCCACAACTCGCAGCTGCTCTTGCATTGGCTAAGAAAAATAAAGCCACACTCGTGATTGCTAAGTTGGATCGTCTTGCTCGTAACGTGCATTTTATCTCTGGCTTGCTTGAGTCTAACGTGCAGTTCGTAGCAGCTGATATGCCAGAGGCAGACCGCACATTCCTACAGATGGCTGCTGTGTTTGCTGAGTGGGAGGCAAAGAAGATATCTGAGCGCACCAAATCAGCTCTAGCAGCTGCCAAAGCTCGTGGAACTGTATTGGGTTCACCAACTCCACAGATCGGCTCACAGGCTGGTTTAAAGGCTATCAGCGACAGATGCGATGCATACGTCAAGAAAGTCGCACCCACTCTGCAAGACATCGTTAGCCGGGTAGGCACTAATTTGCGTACAGTTGCAGCCGAGTTGCAACTGCGTGGTATCAAGACCGCTAAAGGTTTAGATGTATGGCATCCCGCCCAAGTAGGAAAACTTTTGAGAAAGGTTCAATATGCTTGATTTAATCACCACCATTCTGGCCTTGGTTTATATCGTAGGCAGTCTGCTTGTAATCACTATGCTTGTACTGGGTGCATACATAGTAGTACAGAACACCCAGTTCTATGCAAGATGGCAACGTAAGCGCAGAGAGCGCCTCGCTGAAAAATTTATGGAGAGTCTAAAAAAATGAAAGCATGGAACCAACATAACCAATCTTCCAAAGACTTGTACAAGTACAAGCCAGAGGACAGCATCATTGACCGAGTTATCGCCACGCTCTCGGTCATTGCATTTATCTTAATCGTGGCACTTTCATAAGGAGAACTATGTCAACCATATACGACATCAATAAGCATTATGTGCCATCGCAAAAGACAGATGTGATGGCCACATTTATTAAGCATGGATTCCAACCCCCATCCGAGTGCAGTAAGCATCAAAAGAAATGGGAAATCTACCGCAACCTTTTATCAAGGAATGAAAAACGTGAGCAAAAATGATACGCAACTTCAAACAATACTGGCCCATCTCAAGCAAAAGAAAGCTCGTGGTATTACTTCTTGGGATGCTATTAGCACCTATGGTATTACTCGCCTGGCACACTACATACACCTACTTAGAGCAAGCGGTTATCGAATTGCTGACCAGTACGAGCATGAGCCAGACAACCGAACCCACAAGTGGAAACGCTACTGGCTTACAAGTTCACCAAAAGCTGTAGCAAAAAAATAAGGAGAAATAATAATGGTAGGTAAGGTCACTCCCAACGATATGCTCTCTGCAAGCCGCCTCCCAGCGGTTTGTGGGATGAGCCAGTATCGCTCGCCAAACGATGAGTTGCTTTCAAGTATTGCAGCCATCGATGGTAAGGAATTAGAAAACATCAGTAACGAGTCAATGGATTGGGGCAACAAGCTAGAGCCAACCATACTGACCGAGGCAGCTCACAGGCTGGGTTGCCACCAGTTAGACATCAACCACGAGAAACCATACTTCCACGATAAGTGGCCCATTTCATGCAGTCTCGATGGCACAGCCACAGGATCGATGGAGGAGGTCTTCACCGATCCAGAGCGTGGCATCTATGTGGTGGGTCAGTCTTCTATAAGACTTGAGGGTACAGGAGTCTTGGAGGCCAAGCTAACTGCTATGGATGCCGAGGATGTCTTGCCCCTGTATCGGGGGCCAATCCAACTGCAAGCGCAGATGGCTATCACCAAGGCATCATGGGGCGCTATCGCTGTGCTGTATCGTGGCACAGAGTTGCGGATCTTCTTGTTTGGACCACACGCAGAGACCTTAGAACTCATTGAGAGAACGTGCAAAGAGTTCCAAGACAAGCTGGATCGCTATAAGAACACCGGCTACATTGACCACTACCCACCCATCAGCCCAAAGGATGCAGCTAGAACTTGGTCTACTAGCTCGGATAGTGAGCTAGTAAAGCTGGATGATTATGGTGTGGAGCTGACCAAATTAATCTTAGAAAACAAGCAAAAAATATCTAGGCTTGAAGAGGAAACGGCTAAGGCACAGACTGAGATTATGGGAATGATGAGAGACCACAGCCATGCATTGGCTGGTGACTTTCAGATAACGTGGCCTCAGCGTAGCTACAAAGCAGCCCCAGCCAAGATTGTGCCAGCCAAAGAGGCTTACACAATTCGTCAATCAACATTAAATATTAAGGCATTCAAATGAAAGCAATATCAACCGCACTAGTAAAGGCTCAAAAGGAATTTGGGCCAGCGCTCAAGACATCCACTAACCCACACTTTCGCAGTCGCTATGCTGACCTATCCGCTTGCGTGGAGGCAGTCATCGATGCGCTAAACAATAACGGCATCGCTCTGATACAGAAGTGTCATGAGTCTGATACAGGAGTCAATGTAGAAACATTGCTACTGCATGAGTCTGGCGAGTCTCTGTCCTGTGGAGTTCTGCACGTTCCAGCCAGCAAGCAAGACCCCCAAGGGTATGGATCCGCTCTGACCTATGCTCGCAGATACAGCCTCATGGCTGCCTGTGGGATAGCGCCAGAGGATGACGATGGTAACGCTGCCTCTAGAACCGCTAGAAACCCCCTAGATTCGATTCCTAAAGTACCGCCAGTACCTACAGCTATGCCAGCAAAGAAAGTCGATCTGAACTCGATTAAAGAGGACATCCCAAGTAGTGGCGAAAAAACAACACTTCCGACACCGGGGTCAGTTAGGCTACAGATCCCAGGCAAGGATGCCGTCAACTGTAAAAACATTGAAGAGTTTATTAGCCAATACAACACAGTTGCGGACAAGGTAGCCAACTCCAAGCTGGCTCTGGCCGATAAACAAAAGAAACTGTTGGAGTTTAATACGCTGAATAAGGACACCATCGAGATGCTCTCGCCCATTCAGATGGTCATAATGACCAGCGCAAAGCAGAATCGTAAGAAAGTATTAGATGGTGTTGCTTAGGTAGAGCGCTCGCTCATCATTGCGCCTTGACACCAATCCTTTGAGAACCTTGCCGCCAGCCTTTGTCCAATCGAGAAAGGCTTCAGCGGCTCCCTCAAAGTCTCCACGATTGTGTTTCATTCTGAGGCTAGATCGCTGAAGATTGCCTAGCCCAACATTAAACGCAAAGCTGACGAGTGCGCCAAACCTCCCAGGAGTAAGGCCATCAGGACATAGTCTGCGTACCCCGCTTTCAAATCTTTGTAAATCTTGAGCAAGAATTTCATCTACCTCTCCCATTGATAGAGTGCGGTTCCAGCCATCAGGAATAGGCAAAGCCTTGCGCTCGGCTATTGGAACCTTGATATGGTTTGGATCAATCACATGGCCAACTCCAACTGTCCACAGTAATGCTGGGCATTGGTATGGCTTTTGTTTCACACCTTCGTGGTGCTTAATCATCTCGATGACTTTGTGGTCAATCATTTTTTAAATGCTTGTGTACCGAACCAGAAAGCGACTACAGAACTCCAGATGATTTGTGTCTCGTTATCCCATAGGACATCAAGAGCAATGCTGAAGTCAACTCCTGTCTTCCAAGCGTAGACGAAACCAAAGATTTCTACGAAAGCAAAGAGGACAAACATTCCATAGGTAATCGCTGGGCGCACCATTGCACGAGCATTAATGACCCATGTGGATGCACCTTGGCCAATGGCTATGTCATGGGCATAGAGTGACTCACGCTCTTGTACTGCTGTGGTCATAGCTATCTGGTCTGTGCGGATCTCTTCGATGCGCTCTTGGGATGCGAGGCCAGCCTTACGCATCTCCAGTTCACGCTCGATCTGGAGTCTAGCAAGATCCATCTCGTGTGCTTTGTCTGATTTATCTTGGAAAAAATCTAGGAGCTTTGGTAAGCCACCGGCTAGGAATGAAACGAGAGTTGTTAACAAAGTAAACATTATTTATTTCCCCATACTAAAAAATAAGCTATCCATGCAGCGACTGCGAAACACCAGAACTGCGCCCACTTGGCTTTGGCTAGATCAGAATCAAAGGCTTTCTGCAACTCTTTCTCTTGTTTCTCTAGCTTTGCTTTAAGTGCCTCAACCTCTGCCCACCGCTTGCCATACTTCTTTAAGAACTCTGCTCGCATTCTTTCTTCTTCTCTGCGTACTTGCTCTTCATGTTCCCATTGCATCAACACACGCTTGAGAAACAATTCTTTTCGTACCTCGTTCTCACGCAGCTCTCTGCGCCTGTCAAGGTTGCGTTGCTGGGCTACATCGGATGCTTCTTTCTGCGTATCTGCAATGCTTTTGGACAGCTCTTTGCCGACTTCACGACTAGCGTTTAGAGAACTGCTGATGCCCTTTGCGCCATCAAGAAACCCGAACTGATCTGCCACATTAGTTGCCGATCTTGATATGACCCATCCCAGCTAGGAATGTAACTAAACCTACAGCTCCGACTCCAATAATCCAAAAGAACTTGGTGACCACAGACTTACCGATATTGGTATAGACCTTTTCAATGACACGCTCAGTCACCTTCTCAACGATATCTTCAATCTCTTTTTCGGTAAGCTGTGTCATAGTAATCACGCTTTCTTTCGTACTGTTTTGCGTACTACTTTCTTGGCAGCCTTGCGAGTTGGCTTAACAGCGACTGGTTTTTCAATAGGAAACTCAAGTGTTGCCCTGGGAACAAAGCCAAAACGATCTAGAATCCATGTAAATATAAAGTTCATATATCCCCCTAATTAACTAGCATCGTTAAGTCTTGTTATTATGAAATAACTTCCAGCCGCAGCAGTTCCACCAAAAGCACCAAAAGAACTTAATCCAGAGCCAGAATCTTTTGAATATGTAAACTGAATATATTGATTTGTTAAATGAGTAATATCAAATATAAATTCACCAGAACAATCTGCATATGATGAAAGTGGAACCGTTACAAAATTTTGTACAAGACCACTATCAGGGCTTCCGATTATTTTTTTAACGGCTTTTAATGAAAAATTCTTTGCGCTTCCGGCTGAGTTATAAACATTAATATTAAATTTAATTCTATATTGTCCAAAATAATTGAAATACAATTTTCCAGCTGAAAAATTTGTTGAGTCATATGTTACTGGATCATTCCCAAAAATATTGACACCACCAACAAACCCACCAAAATTATTCAAAGGAAAAACGTCATCTGAAATCGAACCAGATGGCCAATTAATATCTGATGAATTTTTAAATTGACTAGATATATTTAAATTTAAAATATCTTTTGTCTGAACTTGATTGATTGCAGACTGAGCAACAATATAAACAATATCTCCAGCAGTTGCTCCGCTAGATAAAATTACGCTTGCTCCATTTGTTGCCGTGTATGTAGTTGGCGCTCTTAAAGCCCCATTAACAAACACAAAAATATTATTAGGTGCATATCCAGAATTAAATACAAATGTTGTTTGTCCAGACGTTGCGGTATATTGTTGCGACAACATTTGTGAAGAAACAATTGGTGTCCAACTAGAGCCATCAAAAAAATAAAGTCTAGTTAAACTGCTGTTGTAATAAGTATCACCACTTACCATTGCCGTGCCATTTGGCCGAGTCGATGGGTTTGATGTTAACGCTCCATAATAAGCAACGTCTGGCAAATTGCCTTGAACTAGCGGATTGCCCGATGAATCAAACCCAAGATATCTACTTGCTCTTGCACTTGCGCTTGGCAAAGTCATATTAATTGTCGTTGGATCTATTGCTGGCGCTTTAATAGAACGCTCTGCTGTCTCGGCTACTTGTTGCGAATAGATGGTTTGAGAATCTAAATCAGTATTGAGAGTGCTGGCGAACAAGTCACCGCCTGTCGTATAGTCGCTAGTGCGTTGAATTGCTCTTGCGCCAACAATTGCTATATTGCCTGTGCCAGCGGTTACTAGGGTAATTGATCCTGTGCCGTTAGCATTAATGGTTACGCTGTAATCTGTGGTCAGAGTCAGTAATGTACTGCCCCGATATACAGCGATATCGGTATTGGCAAGAATTTCAAACGTAAACGAGTATGGCCCGACACCAGTATTTGTGTAGACCACACGTCTTGCTACGTTAGATATCGCATAATCAGCCATAATATTTCCCTAATCTAGTTGATTTTTTCATAAAAGTCTATCGCTTGTATTTCCCATAATCACGCTTTGCTTGCTCTACATCTCTTAGTGCCTCGGCAAGATCGGGGTCTTCTGCAATTAATATCTTCTTAGCCATGCTATATCTATCCGATATCTCTTTGCTAATAATCGACTGAGCTTTACCTAAGTCAACTGATGCCAAATCTTGCAAGTTCTGGCCAAGACTCTCAACTGCTTTTGCTAGTGAACCATCTTGGGTTGCTATCTCAATCCAGCGGTTGTACTGACTAGCCGACAACTTGATTCCTTCAATACTTTGGTTTGGTATATACATTGGAATGTTGTACTCAACCAATACGGCATGAGCTGGGCTGAACTTACCATCCGATAACTTTAGGGGATTAAACATCTCATAAAGGTTACCTTTTCCAACCTTTTGCACGTCACCAGTAATTGGGTCAAATTGACGTGGCAAGCTGTCAGATGTCAAGGGATTGCGAGACTTGTAGTAATTGACTGCCTCATAGAATCCACGCACAGCTGGCTCAACTAGGTCTTGCTTAAAGCCCATCTCGCCCGGCATTGTGTTGGATCTAGTTGGGTCAACGATACGCTCAATCGCTGCCACAAAAGAACTGTGGGTTCCTAGTGGAGATCCACCGATAGCAAACTCGGATACTTGCTTAGATGCTTTCTTGATTAAGTCATAGAAAATAGATGGGGCATCTTTAGATCCAGAAGTAAATACCTTGCTGATATCGCTAAAGCCTTGGAGCATTGGTTGCTCTGAGAGATATTGGTATATACCAATGGTAGCACCCATGGCCATCTTCTCCATTTCTGTGCCTCCATGAGTCATCTGTGCATACTCGCCAGCTGTAGCACCGATTCCAAGCAATGTGGCAATTGGCTCTAGACCAGCATAAGAAATATAGACTTTGTCTGGACCATACTTAACTGACGTAATCTTTTCAAACTCAGCAAGCAAGTCAGGATCTACATCAGCCTTATTAAATACCATTGAGTATTGTTGCCAGCCTGTACCCTCTAATGCCTTCTTGTCATCCATCCGCATTGGGCCGTAGCCTGTCAGCTTGCCTTCAAATGTACCAGCGCTGACTGAGTAAATCATTGCACCGCCAAGGGTAACACGAGCCATTGCTTGGTCTCTGCGAATACCGCCAGCATTAAAGTCACCCCAGAATCGTGGGCTTGCAAAGTTTAAGCCTGGAGTTCTAGCCATTGCCTCTAAAGCAATATTGGTTGGAGTCTTAACGAATGGTACAAATATCTTAATTAATGGATTCTGAGCTGCTGACTGCAAGCCTTGCAAGGATTGCTCTAGTTCACGAGTGAACGTAACTGTACGAGATACAGCCTTAGCAGCTTCGTCAATATCTGGTGTTGGGTTGGCAAGCAAACTAGCTGTTAAGTCAGATGCCTGTTTAGCTGCCTCATCTGGAGTAAGGCCAGATTGTATTAACTTCTTATACATTCTGTCACCTTCTCTAGCTGTTATAGCATTTAATTCCATGCGATAACCAAGACCCTTAAAAAATTCATCCTCTGCCATAAGCGCTCTGCCAGGCAACGTAACAAACTTGCCCCAATAACGCAACGCATTACTAATGGCTTTACCTGTATCAGAATCACCAAAGTCAATGTCAAATGCATCTCGCCCAACTCGGCCAGTTTCAATCTTGGTGAATGGATCAGTTGACGTATTCTTGATAAATGCAGTACCAGCTATTTCGCCACCCTCTCTAAGGCCATACAAGAATCCAACAGCCTGTGCATATAACTCGTTTGTTGAGATAGCCTCTTCGCCACCCTTAAACAATAGGTTTCTACCTTTGCCGATAAAGGATGCAACAGCTCGCTCTGGCATCTGTAATGCGCCAAAGAATAAATTACCAGCAATATTCTTAGCATGGGTTACTGGGCTAGACAATAGACCATTAATCCAAGTTGAGAACCACACATCTTTAAGAGTCCCTGATATTGCTTTATCTGCAAGATTTGCCATTGCAGCTTTGCTTGATAACGCTGTGTACTTATTGGCTAGGTCAAATGCAGACTCAATGCCACCAGCCTCTGTCATTAAACCAGCAAGCATCTCGCCTCTGTTAACTGATGACTGTCTAGCCTGGGAGAAAATACCAAGGGATCTAGCAATATCTACTTGTCTACCTTTAACTGCCTTAGCAACAACACCCTCATAGGCAATGGCTTGCAAGAACTCTGAAGACAGTTCGTCTGTTAGTGTGCCGTTAGCCTTAGCCTCTTTAACCTTTAAGCCAAGGTCATAGGTTCTCTTGCTGGCATCAGACTGAACCAATAGCATCTTGTATGCTTTGCCGTAGTCAGCCTCTGTGGCCACGCTTGGATCTATCAACCTAGCAACAAATGCCTCATCGTATCCCTCAGCAGATGCCTTAGCAGCGAAATCGGTATAGCTAATTCTCTCAAACTTATCTGCGCCAACTGACCTAGCAACAGCCTCAATGTGCTGTTTAAAAGTGTCTGGGCCATCAATCAAATCTAGGTTAAACACAGTCTCTGGCACACCAGCTGCAACCTCTGTTGGTGTGGGTGAGGGTTTACCCGTAGTCGGCATGGTTGGAGTGGCTTTTTCAATAGCCTCTGCCTGTGCTGGCTTGGCTTCTTTAATGACTGTATAAGGGCCTACTTTCCCTGTCTCTGTACCTTCGGGTAGGATAGGTCTTTCTGTGCGCTTGGGCGCTCTTTTAATAGTCTCTCTAAGCATTCCCTTAAAGCCAGCTACTAAGGTTGGCTCAAACTCAGGATTCTGATCTGTTAGGGCGGTGGGATCTAATGGCTCGGATTCTGGTGGCAGCGCAGCAACATCTTGCTCTACTGTCGAAAGTTCATCTAACCGCTCGTTTAATGGCTTAATGGACATTATTGTTCTCCAATGGCCATACCGCCAGGTTGGCCTGTTACGCTAGTTGTATTTCCTTTGGCAGCTCTGCCTCGTTTTCCGCTCCCCATGTCTCCGGCATTCCCTCCGGGTACGCTAGGCCCAGATAGTTTTCCCTGGTCAGCGGTAGGCTGAATTTCTTGAGCAGCTCCAGAACGTAGTCCACTTCTTTCCCACTCTGGGGGGTTGATTCCATTTGCTGATTTGAATACTTCATCTCTTGCCTCCGTTTGAGATATCTGTCCTTTTCTATATTTTAACCAAATACTATCAATTAATTCAGAATTTTTTGCATTTTTAAATGTGTCTGGGAATAGGCCTCTTACCGCCTCCCATGTAATGGACTGCATTTCTCTTGGCAATACACCACGTTCTTGGGCAGCTCTGCGGTAAGCCTCAGCATACAGGCCATAAGTACCTTGTACCCCAGTTACTGAGCTATTCTTTGGCCCAACCTGACCAAGCACATTTGAGCCAAAGTTATGAGCTACTTCCGTAGAAGCCCCAGACAAAGGTCTAAGCAAACCAGCGGCAACAGCATGAGTGTCAATAGTTACATATCCAGCCGGATTAGTTGGGTCATAAATATTGTTGTAGAAATTGCGAACCTTATGTTGCTGTCCAAGGTTATTGCTAATATTTGCTAATGTTGGGTTTTCAAAAATGTTAATCGCTTTACCAATTTCATTTAAAGAACCCCAACCAGTTTTGTATGGCACACCTTTGTCAGTCAACCTAACTCCGGCAAACGTGCCTTCTGGGTTTACGATCTGATGTTCACGAGGATTATATGCTTGGTCATAAGTACGCAACCACATAGCCTTTAATCCTGGATCATCTAGCTCTGCTAATGTTTTTCCACGAATTGCATCAACCATTGGTGCATATTGTGGCTTGGCCCAAATTATCTTGGCCATATCATCCATTGAGCTATCCCATTTAAAGGATTGCTTATTGGTCATTGTATCTAGAACACGCTCACCAAGAGACACATTCATAAACCAATCTTTTTGTGGAGACAATACAGCTAGTACACCAGAAATTGCATTGTCATTGGCTCCATATTTTCCTGTCCAATCATCCACAATGTTACGAGCGCCATCGTACCAGAGCTTGCTGCGTTGACGAGTTTGCTCTGGAACCTTGTCATATAAATACAAAAGGTTATCTTTTACTTCTGTAATAAAATCTTCTGCACGTTTTTCTGGATTTCTTGCTTTAGATGCAAAATTAGGATACTGCTGAACTAAACCCATATTGTGTTTAAATGCCTCTGGATCTTTTTTAATTGCCTCAAAATCAACAATTAAATTAGATGCTAATGGATCCTCTGTTGCCTTAACTGCTGTTGGCAATCGAGTGCTTACAACACTTGCTCTTTGACCTACTGGAGCAATATCAGTAATTCCACCAATAGAACGCAAATAACTTTCTGCCATTTCTCCAGCTTTTGGAGCTACTGCTTTAGCTGCTCCCTTAACCACTTTTGGCACATCCAACAATCCTGGCGCTGGCAAGAACTCTCCAACAGCCTGTGCTACATCAACTGTCTTTTGGCGCTCTGCTGCATTTGGTGCGCCAGCTGGTACAACTTGAGGCAATTTATTGCTTTGCAAAACCTCTTCAGAGGTTGGGAACATACGCTTTCCCATTACAGCCTCTGCACCTTCTTGGTTAATCAAGTCAACAATAGAGCGGATGTCTCCAGGCAATCCAATTGCAGCGCCTGTAGCACCACGCATTGCGCCAGCCAAGGTATCCAATAAAGCAATTAATGGCTTGTCTAAACCACCAGCCCTTGCTGACTGTTGAGGAGTAACACCAGCTCTGCCAAGCCTAACCCCAGTTTGTGGAACGTCAGACGTTACTGGACCAGCAGCCAACATCGTATCCTCTACAGGCATCTCGGTTGGCAAGACAGAGTCTTTAGCCAAGTCATCCATGAATCGTTGGTCAATCATTTTTGAATAGCCCTTACTTGTCTCATAATCTTTTTACGCACATCTTCGTTCTTAATACCAGCACGTCTTAAATCTTCATCAGTCCAATTCTCTTTGTACTCAAGACCATTTTCTTTGGATATGCTTTCAAGACTTTTCCTAGCTGTTTCTTTTGCGTTAACAGAATCAGCAATCTCTTTCTCTTTAACAAGTGTTTGAGCTGCTTCCATAGCATTAAATGGCAAGCCAGCATTTAAAGCATCTTGTTTCTGTTGTGCTAATGTTGCTTTGGCTCTAGATGATTTTGCTTTTGAATCCTCTAAGCCTGGAGACAATGGATCATTAATCCCAAGGGTGTTATCAATAAACTGTCTAGCAGCGCCCATGTCTTTCTCGTTACCACGAGCAACCTTCTTGAGGGTGTTTGCTTGTTTCCAAGATATCTGACCAGCTTTAGCAAGGCCATCTATGTCAGTCTCTCCAAGTTTGCCTCTATCTGCTAATGACTCAAAGTTGCCATAGTTCTGTGGATTAGCACCAGCCAAATCACCATTGAGCCAAGCCTTGCGTTTTTCATCTGGCAAAGTAATGCCTAATGCTTTTGACTGTCTGTAAGCCTCTGATCCACTAATCTTGCCAGCGTACAAGTTATCTTCAATGGTGTTTAACTCATCAACATTTTTTGATGCGTTTAACTTGCTGGCTCGCTCCCACATGGTAGCCTCTTCACCGGCTCTTTCAATATATGCTTTCTTGAGTTTGTCTCTGTCAACAGTCTTCATTACTTCTGACAACTTTCCAAAGTTACCAGACTCAATTAACTTAATTGCTTGTGATGGGGTATCTGCAAATGTAGGGCTTAGTGTGTAATCAACAATAGCATTAAGAACTTTTTTGTTGAAGTCTTCCATAGATGACTTTACAAATTCTGCTTTACCAGTTTGTATAGCGGCATCATAAACTCTGCTTCTTTCTGATTTAATTCTGTTAGAAAGCATTGTTGGATCATTTTCAGACTTTAATGTATCAGCAATAATGGTTGATGTAGCAGCCAATGCATCACTTGCTAAAACAACTTTTCCTTCTGCAACAATTTTTGCAAAGTTCTCAGTTGCTTTTACATATACAGCATTACCAGCTGTAGCCATAGAGCTTCTAAACCTTAATCCCTCTTCAGCATCTACAGAACTAATTGCTTTAGCATATCCAGCGGTTAATGATTTAATTGTGGTTTGAACTTCTTTTAAATCAAAAGATCCTGTTTCTACAGTAGCGCTTAACTTAGCCAACTCTTGACGGCCAAGAACCTCTAATTCACTACGCAATTGACCAGCCTGTACTTTTCTAGCGGCATCACCAAATGCTGTGCCAGGCTTTGCAAATAATTCAGCTGGGCTTTTACCTTCTTGCATAGCAGTCATTACTTGCTCTGCGCTTGGCATATTCTCAGCGCCATATTGCATACCTTCACGCTGGGCTTTTTCTGTTGCCTCTTTAAATGCAAATCCAGACAGCCTATCTAAAGCAGAATTAATACCTTGAGTCATAGAAATTTGCTCTTTAATATTTGCAAATTCTAGACGTGGGATGTCTGCTGGCAGATAGCCAGTTGGTTGGTAGCGTGGAAGTTCAGCCATAATTTATATTAGAGTGGTTGTGGTTCTGTTGATGGTGCGCTACCAATTTTTGCATACATAAATCCAGCAGAACCTAGCTTACCAGCTGCATCAAAATAGCCAGCCTGTTCAGCAATCTGACCAGCGCCTTCGTAAAGACTTGCCTGAATCAATCCGCTACGCTTAGTCATGTCTGCGTTTTGCAATGCAAAGGTAAACTCTTTACCACCTTTTGTATTGTTGATGGATTGTATTAATCCAGCAGATCCTTCAAAGCCTTGTGTGCCACCAGCAAAGCCACGAGCCACCACAGCTGCATTAGCCTCATTGGTGCGCCTAAGAATCTGGTTAGCTTGTAACTCATATTGCACAGCTCTGCGGTCAGACTCAACTTCTGCTTGCTTGGCTTGCATCTGATACATTTTTCTTTTGTCTTGACCAGCCTGAATTGATCCAGCTGCGCTAACAACAGTTAAAGCAATGGCTGCTGCCGTAATTGGATCCTGATATTTCTGTCCAATATGCTTGTTTACTGCTGGGCCATTAAATGGATCGCCAATTGGGCCATCAAAGTTTTTAATGTCTTGTCTAGAAAATCTCATATTAAGTTCCTTGATGTGTTGCTACTTTGTACTCTAAACCGAGCAAGGTCATCTTTAATGGTACGTCTTGCTCAACTGTAATCTTGCCTTCTGTCGTATAACCCAATATTCCATGCAATGTCTTTGTGCCTGTGTATTCGTCAACTGCCTCATCAAGAATATCGCCAAACGCTCTGAATGGTACTTGGATTGTATTAATCTTTAAGTGTTGGGTGTTGGCAACCAATGCGTTAACCTCAACGATTCTCTTCTTAAATCCAATGCGTGTGCCTGTCTGTAGCTTTAGGTCAACTGGCATGGTTACAGCTCGTACTGTGATTGGTAAGCCAACCTCGTATTTTGTTGCTGAAGAACGTGGGAATGTGACTGTGCCACCGCCTGGTACCGCTTGGTCAGCCTGTACAGATCCATCAAGAATGACGTTAACTGTCTCTGTGGCTACATGGCTCATTGAGACGGATGCAGCAGCTCCACCAGTTTTAGATGAGTCTGTTAACAAATCATTGTCAAAAGCCTCAACGTAGTATTGGAATGTGCCGTTTACATTGCGCTTTGCTATTGTGTAAATGGTTGAAATATCCACACCTACGTCAACAAAGGATCCGTCAACTGTAGTGAACTCTGATGGAGCAATTACGTTTTGCGCTCTTAATAACGAGAATACGGCCATTGTGCCGTCATCGCTATTAGTAATTAACAGTAAGTCGTTTTCGTCAGTAGCCACAGACCTACGCAAAGCCATGCGAGATGGAGTCCGTAAGAGATGCCCAGCAAGAAGCGATATCTTTTGTGTGACGTATGTAAGTTGCGTATCAGTATAAGCAAACTCATTTAATGCCTTTCCTTGTCTCTGTACAAATAATGTACCAGACTCTAACTGCTGAACCCGAATACCTTCTTTAATGCCGTTACGGCTTGCTGTTTTAACAAAGAAATTCGTTGGAGTAATTGGGTCAAGACCATTTTGGGGTACATAGAACTCACCTCCTGTAGTAAACACTTGCAAGTCTCGGCCAGAGATAATGTCAACGATAGCGTTAAATGTGTTGGTGTCTAGGGTTGCCTCTACCGCATCATCATCCAAACCCTCTGTTGGATCAAAGTCAAAGAACAATCCAACCTTAGAACCCCATATCGTTGATGGGCGAGACTTCGATCCACCAAAGTACAGACGGCCTTCATGGAATGTTACAGAGCGTGGCCAGCCTTTACCGCTTGACCAAACAGCCTCATAACCTGACTCGTATTCCCATGAACCATTAGCAATTGCTGATGTGTTAAAAAATGGGAACTCAGTAATTGCATCAACTGATGTGCCAGATGTGTACTTAACAATCTTGGCTCTGCCTTGTGGAGTTGCGTTGACATATTGACCAACGCTGCCAGAAGTAAACACGCTAGACGATGCGGTCAACGTAACCTTACCAGATACAGCAGATGGTGTTAGCGTACCCGCTGGATTAGAAAAAGCAGCGGTGAAAGAATACTTTGGAATAGAATCAAAGGTAATAGCAGAAGCAGTCCAGGTAGCATCAGTACCTCCTCTTACAATTTTTACTGGGTTGATATCTGGGTGAACCACAATCAACGTATCAGCCGATTGAGTCCAAACAATATTTGCTAGACGTGCGCCAGTTAAGCCAACTCCTGACGTGTCAAGATATGGGTTGCCAGAACCATTAATGTTGGTAATCTGATTCTTGTTTTTGAATACATACATCCGATTATGCGTAAAGCAAAGCATATAGGAATCCGATGTGCTGAACTCAAACTCAACTAAACGTGTGCCGTTACCGGCTGATTCTGTGCTACTGTTTGGTAGCGATGCAATGTACTTTGTGCCGGGTCTACGTCTAATGCCACCTTGTGGCTGGCAGACCACATTGGTGGCCTCTTCTAATGCGTTAGCGTAGGCTGCTAAATCAACCCTTGCTCGGAGCAATGGGTCTAACTCGCCTGTAGAAAAGTTTGTCTGGATAGAGACAAAGCGAGCCATTAATACCTCACAGCAATAAGTGAGAAATCATTAATAGCGTTTGTTGGCTGTCCTTGGCCATCAATATTCATAGCTTGTCTTAGGTATCCACCTCTGCCATTTTCTGCTGGTGATCCAATAGCGACAGACTGCCAATACTGGCTCTTCTCGGTCTGATCTGTAATAGGTAAAGCAAGATGCCAAGTCATCATATATTTTAGCAACTGCACAAAATAACTAGGCATATCGTATTCAGGTACGGCATATTGATAATCAATATAAACCTCTTCATAGTCAGTCAATAACTTGCTGCCCATGATTCTGTATTCTTTGCGTGGTGGGATGCCAACAGCACTTGTGTCATATACGGCTCTGGGCGATCCTAAGCGGTCTCCAGGCAGTTGATATTCGTAGCGGTACTCATTGGTAGGAGTTGTTACTAATCTACCAATAGAAGTCTTTTTAAAGCTAAATGACCAAGGGTAAAGTATTAGGGCTTGATTGCGAATATCCGCATATAAGCGGTCTGCAATAGATGCCTCATCAGTTCCTTCATCAAACGAGGAGATGGGCTTTGCGCCTAACATTACGCAAGCATCAGAACATATTGATAGTGCGGTATCGCCAGCTGCCATCTAAATCTCCAATGTAAGAATGGGCTATCGCCAGTTTTGCCAGCAATAGCCCATCTTGATACTAATTACGATTAGTCAGTATCGGTTGCACTTACAGTTGTACCATCAGCAATATCAACAGAAGTTGACGTTACTTGGTTAACATAAGTTAATACAAGACTTGGGGTTGTGGTGTCATATACAAACAGAATGTCACCAACTTTAACCATGTCTTTTAACGCTGCAAAATAACCAGCTGTATTAACAGTAGCTTGGGTATCAGCAGTTTTATACAAATACATCGATGGAGCATTACCAGCCTTCGATGCACATACAGTTACTAAACCATCAGCAGAATATGCCATATCAGTCTCTCCTTAGATTAAGATTCACGAGCGGTGATTTTGACAATACCCTCATCATCGATAATAATCGATCCAGCAGAGAAAATGCTGTTCACTAGGAACGAGGTCTTCTCAGGGATGTAATTAATTTCGGTGCGTGGGGCAATACCTTCTGCATAGCCAAGTGCATCTTTATGGAAAGCAAAGCAAGTGCGGTCTAAAGAACCATCAACTGCTAAGCCACCCTCAGAGCGGTCACCAAGGATATGGAAAGTAAAGCCCAAGAAAGTATTGATTTCACCAGCAACAAGTGCTTTAACAGTATTGAAGTCAGAGCTAGTTACTGCTGTCTCAGACAACAACGATGATAAGCCATTTGCGTGGAGGATAATATGACGGCCCTCTGGAGGTACGTTATTTTTATCCAACAGCTTCTTAGCTTCACGCAACTTGGCTACGTTCATGTTGGTATCAGAACCGCCGATATCGTTAGAAACAGTCAAGCTGGTGCTGGTATTTCCGAGTGCATCAAGAATCAACTGGTCTTGTCTACGGCCAATAGCGTTGGACAATACTTGTACCAACTCTTGGCGCTCGTCAAAATTGACTTTAGCTTGGGTAAAGATATCGCTGTATTCAGCAGCGTTCCAATCTTGCAATGTGCAAGTTACGTTGCTAAATGCTACGTTTAATGGAGTTACGTCAGATTGTGCAATGCGTGGGGTAGCCACACCTTTGCCAACCTTTGGAAACTTAACAGTAGAGCCTTCAACTCCTCTGCGCTGACGAACAGCACCTACCAGCATAGCCTTGCCCTGGAAAGCCTGTTTTACCTCAGCATCAAATAGAGTTACAAAGGCATTAGATAATGAAATGCTCATGTATTTCTCCTAAAAGGTAAAAAAATAAATTGGGTTTTTGCTTTGGTGTGCCTGTTGCCAGGGCCTACGCTTGCTACTTGCGGTAGCCAATCGTCAGATTAATCTGCATCAAGGGCCAATTAAATGGTATGCCTTAATGAGTTTCTAGCAGAAATGTAGGAAAAATACAACATCTAGTGAAATATTTTTTATACCAACTAAATGTTGATGAAAAAACCCCCGGCAAACTGCACCGGGGGGAGGGTCACTCTCGTGAGGAGATTTCTTATTTTAGCCGAAATTTTGAGCAAACATTCGCTCAACCTTGGCTCGGTAGGCTGGATCTGTCTTGTACTTAGGATCGCCAACCATCTGGTACAACTCATCTTTCGATGGCGCACCTTCAATCGGAGCTGACTCAACTGGGATGCGGGATCCCTCATAAGTCTCTCGGAGTTTCATCAAAGCCTTTAAGCCTTTGGCTGTACCGCCCATATACTTAAATTCCTCAAAGTCATCCTTGCCCCAGATTCCTTTGTTTACAAGACCCCTAGCCCAATCAGTCATGCCTTTAATAATGACATCTGCATTAGGACCAAGAGCTGCCTTCTCTTCTGCTAAAGACCTGGTTACATTTTCTACCTTCTCAGCGCCCATGCCGACAACCTTACCAACAAGGTTATCTAAAGCCAACTGCGATATCCCATGCTCCTTTGCCCAATCTAATACATGGGAGCGTACAGGATCTGTCTCTGGCAAAGAGCCAAATGCTGAGGTGTCATACTTACCATCAGTCGGGGCTTTGTGTTTGCCTTGCGATATCTGTTTCCTAAGATCCATCCAAGACTTTGCTATGCCCTCAAGATCGGGGGCTGAATCGTCTTTCTTCCAAAAGTTCTCAGGCCACCAATCTGGCCTGTCTAAGGGGGTGTCATCCTCTGGTTCAGATAAATGAGCTATTGCGGTTGATTCTGGGTTTTGTGATACGGCTTGACTGTCTTCAGCGCTAACTGAATCCAATAGGCCGCCTTCTGTTTCTGCGGGTTGGACTGCTTCAGTCGTTTCCATTACATTTTCCTTGCTTTTAAGATCCTTGCTTCAAGATCCCGTACTACAGAGTTCTGCCCTTCTCGATAGAACGCATAGCTTGGGTCAGAGCCAGGCAAGGCAACTGGCTGCTCTAACAAAGCTGACCTAAGCCACTTCATTAGTTTTTCTCCATCCTCTGAGCCAAAAACTCGGAGGCATAATTTATTTAAATCCTCAGTTGCTTGTTGAGAATCTCTAACGTCTGTGGCTACGTTTTCTAACCCTTCCCAGCCGTCATTCATTAGCAATCCTCTGCGCCTTCGTAATCACTATAGGTCTTTAGAACCTCGTAGATTGCAGGAATTAAGTCACCCTTTAAATCTTCCATGTTGATATAGTGTGCGTTTTCTTTGACTGTAGCCATATTGCCATGCCTTGCTGACTCGTCATAATGAATAGCGACTTGGACTTGGATTTGGTCTTTAGTGCCAAAGAAGTTAGTGATTCTAGCGTAGGCTTGTGGGGCTGGTACGCCAAATTGGGTTTGAACTGCGAGCTTTAATGCCATGATTTCTCCTTAGTATGTCATTTCGGTTGTGCGGATTTGTGCTACTGTTCTAATTGTCGTACTAGCTTGTCCTGTAAAGGTAACTCTTAAACCACCATTGGTCGTATCTGCTGTTACTGCAATAGTCCATGTTGCCGCACCTACATCAGCGTAAGAAGACATTACTGTAACTCCAACAAGGGTAGTAGCCGCAGCGTTAGCACCTCGTTTAATTACACCTTCGATAGTCCAGCCTTTAGTGTTACCACCGCCAGTAACTCCTGATATAACTTCACCAGTAAAGAAGTAAGCAGAGTTATTAGGTAGTATTACTTGGTTTGTTGTTCCTGCGGCTGAAGTATTTGAGCGTAATGCTGTAGCAGTAGCGTCTGTAGTTTGAGTAGCCAGTACAAGCAATCCAGTTTGTGAAGTTCCTGATACATCTGCAATTGGATTAGAACAAGCTGCAAATACAGCATTACCTTGAATACTTCTTGTCGTACCTCGCCTTCCACCTAAACAAGTGGTATAGTCACCACTTGCTGTATTTCTTGACCCAAGAACCGATGAACTAAGGTCTGGTGCTGAATTACCAAATCCAGCCCCAATAAAACTTGCTATACCTGCCGCTGTATTACCAGCAGCACTACCAAATGTACCGCCACCAGCAATGACAGAACCAATACCTGTAGCTTGGTTTTGCTGACCCCCACCAACAAAACTCCAATCCCCACTAGCCACATTCCTATTAGCCGCAGTACCAGCATCACCACCGCCACCGATAAATGAATAACTACCTGTAGCTTGGTTATTACCACCGCCTACTACTACTCCATGAGGAGTAAAGAAAGATAGAGTTGCTGTTCCGCTTCCGCTTGCTACAGTTGATAATGTTAATGAAGTTCCTGAAATAGCGGCAACATAGGTTGTTGGAAAAGTAATGTAAGTACCAGTTATTAATTGACCAACTTTGATGTTTGCGTTAGACCCTGACAGCGTTACGGCTGTTGTGCCGTTCATTGTTGCAGACTGTGTTGTTACGGCTGAGTTTGAAGTTGTAGAGTTAATTGTTCCATTTCCAACAAAACCAAAGTATCCACTAGCTGTATTAGTTTGTCCACCAACGACAGCACCATAAGCAAAGTTTGCAGTATTATCATTACCGCCACCAATAAATGTTGAAGGGCTGGTTGCGTTATTTCTTGCTCCAGCAACAACTACTGCTTGTGAACTACTAGCAGTATTTTGAAAGCCAGCACCAACAAAAGAATCTTGACCGCTAGATGTATTGTTTCTACCTGCACCAATAAAAGCATAAGTACCACTAGCTACCCTTGCCGCAGTATCTCTAACAGTCTGCCAATCAACAGCATTAGCACCCCTAGCATTACCACCTGCTGTAGTAGATGTAGTAGCTTGTGCTTGTAATGCGCCTGTTCCTGCTGGTTGTACAAATAAAGCACCATTAGACTCTAATCCAATAGTAGATACTCCACTAAAGGATAGGGTAGGAGTTCCGTAGACTCTTGTTGGCGTGGTGGCTACATAAGAGTTTGCAGTTGAACCAAATTCAAGCTGAACACCCCACAGAAAAACACCGCTTGTTCCATCTCCTGTATAACTATTGGTTGTTCCGTTATCTAGAAAAACTATTGGTCTAGCAACAGTTCCAGTCGCTACTGCAACTACAATACATCTATACCAACCATTTCCAGCAGATACGATTGAAGCTGAA